CGAAGTGAGAGCAAGAGTGTCATAGTCGCCATCATATCCGTTTGCAGAAAAGCCGAGGCCGTTCTGGTTCCAGCGCCATACATTGACAGCCGTATCGATGTCCGGGGAGTCCATGACAAGGATCTCGTCAGGATATCCGTCACCGTCTCCGTCATGAAGTACGACATAGCCGCCGAGGTTTCCAGTGATGAGCTGCGTAGCTTGAGAAACTGAATTCGAGAGCTGTGAAGTTGTCGGAGTGTTTTCGAGTTTTGTCTCCTGCAACGATATCGTGTCGGCGATGTTTGTCCTGGCTTCTCCGAAGCTCGTGGAAGTATAACGCTCCCGGATAACGTCCCAGGTCGTAGAGATACATTTGACGGATGCAGATATTCCCAGAGCTTCAAAATAAATGTGGACAGTGTCGCAGAGATCGACACGCTCCTGCAGTTCCTTCAGCTGTACGAAGTCCAGCGTGATGGAGTTTCTGAGGTTAATCAGGCTCGAGGAGTTGCGAGAGATATATGCAGCTGCAAGAGTAGCAAGCTGATCGTATACAGGGCCGCCGTTTTTATAGTCGATGTCGTTGCTGAAGTCCATGACGATATCATGAGGAACGTCCAGGACTAAACCGGTAGCGACTCTGGGACCTGTGACAACGTCCTCGCTGTCGTTAGGGTTAATTGCATAACCATAGACACCTGTGACGAGGTTCGTCATGTCGAGCTCCTGCGAGAGCTGTGTGAGGTTCTTGCCGTATCGGATCTGCACGCCTCGATCGGTTCCTCTGGACGCTAACAGTGAGCATGTATAATTGTCATATTTCCACTCACCGCCGTAAATATCCAGAAGACTGCCCTCTTTTCCTCCGAACCATGAACGTGTCGGAGCCGGGACTTTTGTCCTGAAGACTCTAGTCGCTGAAATGTTTGTGTTGATCGTGAAGTTTCCGCCGCCTCGCGTGGTTAATTCATAACACGCATTGACTGCGTTATTTGTGAAAATGCCAGCCGGTGCCACCTTGCCGCCGAGATCATACGAGATATGCTGACCGTAGCAAGTAAATCGGCCATTCATTTCTTTGCCTACTTTGTAGATCCTGAAGAGCTGAGGGGCGTCTGTAAAATTAGGTTTTGCTTTGATGAAGCTGTTCGGCTGGATGTCTTCGGCATGGATGCCGCTAGATGGATATTCTAGCGTAAGCTCATATTGACCGTTGCGCTCTTCCGTAACAGTGCATGCTAAGCAATCAGTCAATGCTCCGACGCCATAATGTGACGGGACTGTGCCCTCTGTCAGGGTTGCGTATAAAATCGGGATCATTTTAGCCTCTTAAATAGTGAAATATCTGGGGACGATCGTCACTTTTGTGATCGTTCCCGATGTGATGATCGTGTTCTCACCCGGTGCGATCTTCGGAAATGTACCGGACACCGAGCTGTTAAGGTTCTGGCCTGCAAGTCTGTAGGCGTTCATCCGTTCAACGTCGATGTTGATATAATCTGTCAGGCTTGCAGTGATCTGCTCGCCATTGATCGCCAGGGTGACGGTTCCGCTTCCCTCGATATGAATGAGGGGCTTGGCTGCAAAGCGTGTGGAGTTCAGGAGCTTCGTGCCGTTCGACACGGTGACAGGAAGCTCGCCCTCTTTATAAAAGCGTTCAGCTCTGCACATAAATGAGAGAGTTGCCTCACCGTACTGGGTGAGCTCGTTGCTGAAGTCTGCGCCGCCGTTGAAGTATGCAAGTCGGAAGACGTCAGGCTCAAAATTATCTTCGAGTCTCTGATAACCTTTTACGGAATTGAGCCACGCCTCGATCGCGTTGACCGATGCAGCGAGGTCTTCCTTGCCTTCAGCTGTTAACCAGACTTTATACGGTCGAGCTTTGTCCTCCCAGGCATCTTCCTGGAAGAGGACCACGCCGTTCCTTCCCGGAACGTTGTAGCTCGTTGACTTCCTTGTGGATCTTTCAAAGGCAGGAGCCTCAGCGACCACCATGCCATAATCGCTAGAGGCTTCGCCCCCGAATACAATCAGGCCACGCCTGTTTGTAACTTGATTAAATAACTCAGCCATTAAATACTGCCTCCCTTCTTCGAGTCATGTCCTCGAGCTTGTAGGCTACTGCCTGAGCCAGATCGTCCACGTTCTGACCTTCAGCGCCGTAGACGTTTATCGTCACAGCTCCGCCGTTATATGTAGAGCCTGAGCCTCCGAGCATCGCGCCCTGTGAAGCGTATGCCGTTACGTCTGCGGTCATCGATGCAGTCATTCCCGTGAGACTGTTCTCCATGTCATCCTCGACCGCTCCGATCTCGTCAGAGAAACCGACACCGAGACCTTCGGCGAGGTTTACACCGATCCCGGCGAACACCTTCGAAGGTGAGTGGATCCCGAAAATGTCTTTGACTTTGCTGATGAGCGTATTGCCGAAGCCTTTAACTTTGTCCATGATCCATTCGACCATGTTGCTGATTCCGTTCCAAAGTCCGGCCATCATGTTGTGGCCTATAGCCTTGAGATTATCCGGGAGCTGCTTGAACATGTTCACCGTGTTCGTTATGAAGCTCTTGATCTTCTCTACGATGTTCGAAATGCCTTGTTTAACGTTATTAAAGCCGTTTGTGAAGCTGTTTTTGAGGTTGTTGATCCAATTTGTAAAGGTGTTCTTGACACTGTTCACGAGGTTCGTGATGAAGTTCTTGATGCTGTCGCCCCACGATTTGAATTTGTTATAAACGTTAACGGCCCACTCTGTTATTTTCGGGATGATAAAAGCAAGCCCTTCAGCTACCAAGCCGCCCATCTGGTCAAACAGACCTATGACGAAGTCGATCAGGACCGGGACACAGTTGACCAGTGCCACAAAAATAGCACCTGCAAGATTCAGGACTGCACCCACGAGGGCCTTGATGTTCTCGGGACTTGTGAGCGCAAGGCAGACCTCTGTGATGATCTGAACGATCGCCGGGAGCAGGATCGGAAGGATCTCGCTGAACCGGTTCACGATGTCGACCGTGAGCTGTATGATCGAGTTGATGAAATTCGTGATATTGTCGTCAGCTGTCAGCCACTCGAGCAGAGACATGACCAGCGTAAAAACGCCGTCAATAATCAATGGAAGCGCCTGGAAGAGTGCCGTCAAAATGCCCTGAATTCCTGCAATTATCGACGGCATCATCTGGGGGATCATAGAGGTGACCGTGACAATAGCCTGGACAATTACAGAAAAGATCGAGCTGGCCAGCTGCGGAAGCATCGGCCCGAAGCCTGAGATCAGGGACATGATGAGCGTCTCCGCCAGTGAAAAGAACTGAGGCGCGAGCGCTGTGATGTTTCCGATGATGCTCTCGAGTCCACTCTGGATCTCTTCAGCTCCGCCGTTCCCTGAGAAGACTTTTGACAGTCCTGTCATCACGGAAGTAATTCCGGGAAGGAAGTCGCCGACCACTCTCTTCTTCAGTCCTCCGATCGAGTCCTGCAAGTCTATCATTGTGTCTTGATAGTTATCAGATGCGGCGATGGCGTCCTCGTCCATGTAGGCGCCGAGCTCATACATTTTTTGTTTAGCTGCTTCAGTCTCTTCCGCAGTCATTTCGAAAACTCCGCCGAGTTCGATCGCACCCTTGCCGAGCAACTTGCTCGCGAGTGCCGTCCTCGTTGTGGAGTCCTCAACGTTCTGCAGGGCTGTGATAGTAGCGCCGAAAATCTCCTCCTGGGACATCGTTGCAAGCTGTTCCTGAGTGATTCCCAGAGCTTCAAACGCATCATTACCTTCGACGGCTGCATTTGCCAGGGTCTTCATCGCTGTCTTCATCGAGTCGATTGAAGTGCCTGCTCTCTGAAGTACGAAATCCCATTCCTGATATGCCTGCGTAGATATGCCCATCTTTGCAGCGTTGTCACCGATCGCATCGCCTGCAGCGCTGACATCGTTGGCCGTATCAATGAAAGCCTTACCGGTTGCAATAGCTGCGCCTGTGGCGGCAGCCATAGCCGCACCGATGGCAGCAGTGGCGCCCTTGATAGCTCCGGCGAACTTCTCGCCAAACTTCGAGCCGCCTTCTTCTCCTGCCTTTTCGCTGGCTTCATTTGTTACGCCTGTCAGTTCCTTGGTGATGGTAGCCTGTGAGCCTTCCATTGACGGGACTATCGTCACGAAAGCGCGAGCGACTTCAATGTGTTCAGCCATTTCCCTGCTTCCTCCTAAACCAGTCACGGAGTTCGTTCAGAGGGAGGGCTCCCTTGCCAAACTTCCGCGCTTTATCGTTATCCTTTCCCGGTCTCGGATAGGGTTTTATTTTCGTTTTCTTCTTGCCACCGCTCGCATGGTTCACGAGGTTGGCATTGATGATCTGGAGCATGTCGAAGATGTCCGCAAGAAGTGCGTTAGTTTTCAGGGTGGTCTCCCATCCTGTCGACTTGCCCAGCTCTCTCGCTGTCGCGCTGTCAGGTCCCAGACCTTTAAGAAACGAATAGAGGGACCCCCACGAAAGAGGTCCCCCGATGTCGTTTACTGTGTAACGCGTGCGAGTTATAAGGTCATAGTTCAAAGCCTCGGCGTGTTCATCCACGAACTCGGCGAGGCTCAAGATTCCCCCAGTGTCGGATCAGGAAGTGGATCGTCTGATTTTCTCGTCTTTTCTCCTGCTTCCTTCCACATTTCCATGAGTTCCTGGATGTCCTCGTTGAGCATGTCGTCAACGAGTTCCTGACCTAAGTATTGAGCAAAAAAGTCGCACATATACTCGTATTGATCTTCTTCGGGCATCTTCTTCATTTTCATGAAGTGACGCACTTCTTTGACCTTCATGGAGTTGATCGTCGGGATGTTGTACTCTTTTCCATCGATCTCGACTGTGAGAAACTTCTGGGATTTTCTTGTTAACGCGTTTTTGGGTGGCATGGTTTTATCCTCCTATCAGGAAATTACGCAGGTGCGCCGTCGTCTTTGACGAGTGTCCAGCTTGCAGCTTCGACAGTTACAGGCCAAACGATTGCCTCAGTAGGTGCGAATGTGATATCTTCGACGTCTCTGAGGATGCCGTTCGATGTTCCGATCATGATCGTGTCATCGCCGTCCTTCATCAAGAAGAGAAAGGCCTTCGGTGAAGCGGAAACACCGGGCGCAACTGTTACGCTGATGAGGTTGCCGTGATCATTTGTTGCTGCGACCTCGGTGACGTTATCGTCGCCGAAGATTGTTTTGAGTGTCTTGGCTACTGTATACATGAGTGAGCCTGCTACAAGACCGCCCTCGTCTCCTGCGACGAGTCTCTCGACGATCTTCGCCCAGTTTCTGAGCGGCTCGCTGTCCTTGTTGGGTGTCCATGTGATGCCGTCCGCATTGATAGCGCCAGCTTCTACCCAGTCAGCTGCGAGAGTCTCGCTGGGATATGTAGGGAGCGCTGTACCTGCCGGAGCAGTGTAGAACATGCCCGTAGCCAAACCGATTCCAAGATTAACCTTGTTTGTTGCCATAGGTGTATGACCTCCTGTTAATTATTTATTGTTGCTTGTTCACGGTGAGCGGTGACGAGCACTGTCGCCGTGCAGAGTTTTAAGTCAGGGCGCACCGGATCAGTCCCCCAGCGTGCCAGACTGTTAAGAGTTACATGACGAAGAGCGCCGACCTGATTCTGTGATAACGCCTCGAGAGCGCCGAGCACGTTGCTCATGGTCTCGTATGCTTCACCGTTCTCCTCAGCTCTTACGCTGAGCGTCACGGTAAAAGTGTCGATCGTGTCGTTCGTAGAGCCTCCCGTCGCAGAAATAAGCACGCACGGGAGCGAATAGACTGCAGGAAGCGGAGGACAATACGCATTGAAGTAATCACTCAATGCGAGCCTGATCTCTTCCTCAATGTCTACAGGTCTCAAAATGTTCAAATTCATGATAATGCCCTCGTTAGTGCTTGATCTTCTGATTGCGCTGCGCTTGCGTTCTTATCTGATGCCGTGACGAAACCGATCCAACGGCCGCCGCCATAGCCTCCGATCTGTGTCGATGCAACGAACCCATCACCGCCCCGGGCGTTGTTTCCGTTTGCCTTCTCACAAATCTCTTGTGTCGTCTTTTCGACGAGGTCATGGCAGCCCTCCGATGTGAGGATCTGCTTGAAGCCTTCAGATATAAACTCGATGCGCGCGTCTGCCATGTGTTAACCCTTCCACAGCTCGAGATTGAGCTGTATATGTGACATATTGACCGCCCCGGTCCACTTCCTCGGCTCGCCGTTGATCGTGTAGACGTTTCCATCAAAAGCGATGCGGTCGCCTGCCTGAACGTCAGAGCCTTCAGGAATGTATGCCGTGAGCATGTCAGTGATTCCCAGGACACGGCCGTCTTGCGACAGCGATGTCGTTGCAGGCTGTACGGAGCAGCCTGTTATCTGCTTAGTAGAAACAGCTTGAGGACTCCAGTCTGGGATCGTGGAGCCTCTCGACACTTTTGTGCCCGGTCTGATCCTCGTGATTGTCTGCCTGCAAAATGATGGAAGCATATCAATACACCCCTCTCGCCCTGTAGGAGTTCAAAACCTCACGAGTGTCATCTGCCAGAGCTGACGCGCTCGCTCTTCCTGCCCATGCTGAACTGTATGAAACAGATACACCGCCGGCGCTCTCTGAGTTGACGCCGTAGGAGTTAGCGACTGCGTGCGAAACGTTGTTCGCTGCTATCTCTTTGATGACCGGGATATTTGTGTCATCGAAGCCTGCAGTGTAGTGGATGAAGATCTTCGACCTTCTGCACCTGGGACCCACGTCGTAGATTCTGAGAAGACCCTCACCCATTCCGATGTCATAATCGTCTGCATCAACTTCCTCACCGATATAGGTGTCTTCTTCAACGTTATAAACAGCGTCGAGGATGATCTTCTCGATGCTCGTCACATGAGTCGCAGGGAGTTGAATGAGCAAGTCACTGCCCACAAAAGCATCACGCAAGTCTTTCATATTGATGAAAAGGCCACAGTGCAAGTTTGGAGAAATGTGCCAGCTGCAATAATTGCGGATAGATGCGCATGCTCCCGGAATACTCGCAGCGATGCGAGGATCACCCTGAAACTTGTTACCTGTAAAAGCGTTAAACTCGTCGACAGTTAAGAAGTCCGGAAGTGTCTGGGCGTCGACTACATAGCCCCACGGTGTGAGGTTTCTGTTTGTGAATTCGCTCATTTGTTGCTTCCTGCCTTCCTTGCTTTGTTTGCCGGTGTCTTCTTGGCCTTGGTCTCAACCTTCTCAGGCTCGGGCTTTTCTTCCTTTACAGGCTCAGCCTTAACGGGTGCCTTTGCCTTCTCGTGAAGGATAGCGCCAGCCGGGACTTTGTCCTCTGCAAACCTGAAGAGCCTGCCATTATATTCGTAAGTCTTCATTTATTGCGTGCCTCCTTCCTTGAGAAATAAGGGGAGCCCCGAAGAGCTCCCCCTTTTAAGTCCATTTATTAAGACTTTGCTGCAACTGCGTAAACACCACCGAGGTCTACAACTGCGCAAGCAAGACGCTCCTCGCCTACGAGTGTGACTCTATTGTAGATTGCATCGTCTTCGTTCTGCTCGAAGAGTCTGACATCGATGCCGCCCTTCTTCCAGATCTTGACTGCTTCACGAGCTGCAACGAGAGCCTCGCCGCTTGTAACGTCAGAAGATGCGATCACAGGAACGCCCCAGATGGATGTGGGCATTGTATAGTTGCCGTTTCCATATGCGCCTGTGAAGTAGCCGCCACCGATATACTGACCATTCTGATCCTTTGCGCTCATGAGTGCGTAAAGGTCTGCAGGGTTAACGATAACAACTGAAGCATCAAAAGCAGATGCGCCCTTGATTCCGAGGATAGCGTTAAGGATACCGTCTGCGAGTGTCTCGTTGTTTGCTGTGTCATACTCAGCTGCGCCGATTCCGGAAGTTCCAGCGATAGCGCTGACGATTGTGGAGTCCTCAACCTTGCCGATCTGATAGATCAAAGCGTTCTGAACTTCAGAAGCGAGAAACGGAGCGTCGTAGATGATCTCGTCTGTTTCCTTGATGTATGCAGCAATCTTGGAGAGCGCGAGAGTAATACCTTCGAATGATGTGCTGTTCTGAGGCTTCTTTGCACCCTGAGCTGTAACTGCAGGAACGCCCTCATATGCGCCCTGGAGGAAGTATGTGATAGCGTTGCCGCTGATGAGTGTGTTTGTGAAGTAGTCAGCGACTGCGTTTCTTCTGGGCTGAGGTGCTACGCTCTTGTCTACGTCAGCAATCTGGGGAGCTGTGACCACGTCAGTTGCTGCCTTGAGGTGCATTGATACGCCGCTCTTCTTGTCTGTCATTTCGCTAGCGGACTTTGTGAACATTTCCAAATCTGTCATTTTTGTGACCTCCTGTGTGTCTTTGTTTGTTTCTTCGGCTGTGCCGAGAGTCTTCAAGATCTCGCTGGCCTTTTCAGCCTTCTCGATCTTCTGCTCAAGCTCTTCGATCTCTGACTTGAGTGCTGTAGCCTGTTCGAGGGTCTCGTTTGCAACGCCCTCAGCCTTCAGCTGTTCCTCCATGTCGAGAAGAGCCTGCTTTTTTTCTGTGAGCTGATCCTTCAAGTTCATACTTCAGGGACCTCCTTCATGTTTTTGATGTAGTCGAGCAGTCCCTTCACTTTTTCCGAATTACTTGCGCCCTTCTGTTCCTCTGCTGCCGCATTGACTTCGGGCTCTGCCTCTTCGGGATCCCTGTCGGGCTCCTCGGGTTTTGTATCGTCATCCTCGTCCAGTAATGACTGAGCGAGGTCTCGGATCTGTCTGATGACATCCTCGTCCGCTTTGCTGTTGCGCTTGCCTGCCTTTGTCTCAGGCTCTGCGCTCTTGACTTCAGTAGCGACTGCGTTCTGGTTAGCCGGAACGGTCACGACGCTGATCTCGAAGACTTCGAGCTTCTGCAATACGTTGAAGATGCCTGCCTTTTCTTCTTCCTTTGTGGGGT